TGAATATCGCTTTGGCTGGTACGGGTGTTGGTAAGTCTTTGTTTATGTGTCATGCTGCTTCAGCATTCTTAACTCAAGGTTTGAATGTATTGTATATTACTTTAGAGATGGCAGAAGAACGTATCGCTGAAAGAATAGATGCAAACTTATTTGATATTTCTATGGACGATATTAGAACTATGCCAAAAGAATTATATGATAGTAAAGTTAAAAAATTAGAAGATAAGACAAATGGTAGATTAGTTATTAAAGAATATCCTACTGCGTCAGCTCATAGTGGTCATTTTAAATCGCTGATAAATGAATTAGCATTAAAGAAAAGTTTTAAACCACAAGTAATCTTTATTGATTATCTTAACATATGTGCTAGTGCCAGATTTAAAGGTGGTAATATATCATCATACTTTTATATCAAAGCTATTGCTGAAGAGCTTAGAGGTCTCGCAGTAGAACATGATGTGCCTATCTTTAGTGCAACACAGACAACTAGAAGTGGGTTTACTTCTTCAGATATTGGATTAGAAGATACTTCAGAATCATTTGGTCTACCAGCAACAGCAGATTTTATGTTTGCTCTAATTAGTAATGAAGAACTAGAAGGTCTAGGACAAATGAAAGTGAAACAATTAAAGAATCGTTATAATGACCCAGGTATAAACAGGTCATTTATAATAGGTGTTGATAGAGCTAAAATGAGATTATATGATACTGATAACTCAGCACAAAATATAGTAGGTGGTAAGGAACTAAAACAGGAGGAAAACTATCCATCACCTGAAGATTCATATGAAAAGTTTTCCGATTTTAAATTATAGGAGTTAATAGTATGGCAAAATTTGTAGTGTTTAAAAATGCGAATCCACCTTTTGAAGGAACGGACATAGTTATTAATGTTGATGAAATTGTCAGCATTTATAGAGACTTAACAAAAGAGAATAAAGTAGCGTTATGGTCAAAAGAAAACTTTTGGCACGTAGAAGAAGATTTTAATACCGTTATGGAAAAGATAGGATTAGACTTTAGAGAAGAAGTAAAAAAGAAAGAGGTTAACTAATGATTGAAAATACATTATTTAATATACCAATGTGGTCAATACCTACTTTAAATTTTAAGAAGAAGAAACCACAATTAGAAAAACTATGTAAAGCATTTCCAGAAAGAAAACATGGTATGCAAACTTTTTCTACAAATAGACAAAAAGATAGATCAGGTTTTGCTGATGCTTTTAATAATATTATGAGTGAAGAATTAGGTATGTTGTCTCAGAAATTAAAAAAAGATATACTATTACAAGACATATGGTCTGTGTCGTATAAGAAAGGTGACTATCATACAGTACACGATCATGGCTCAGTAGGTTTGTGTGGAGTATTGTATTTGAATATGCCAAAAGATGGTGCAGTTACTCAATATGTACAACCATGGAATGATTGGTATTCAGATAGAACAATCTATTATCCACTTCCAGTAAATGAAGGCGACATAGTTATTACTCCTAAATTTATAAGACACTTTACAGAGCCTCACAAATCAAAACAAGTTAAACGAATAATTAGTTGGGACATGGGTATAAGTTAATGGTCAAAAAACAAAAAGTTAGATTCCATAGAGGCGATAGACGACCTAATAATGAACAACCTGAATTGTCTTATACTAAAAAGATGATGAAGAATGATAAAGACATTATATGGCAAGTAGTAGAAAAGCCCACTAAAAACGTGATTGGAGAATATTTTTTTGAAGAAGACGCTCATAAAGTGGCTAAATTTCAAAACAAACACAAAGTATGGCATTCTAACGGAGGCGTGCCTAAATTCTTATGGACAAGGGTTTAGTCTTATAAATATAATAAACAATTGATTTATATGGAGCATGTGAATATAGTAATGGAACCAATGAAAGAGAAAAATGTTTGTTTATCAGACGGAGAATTTAAAAAACGGTAAAAAGTATATAGGTGTATGCACATTCAATAGTGATTCCTACCTAGGAAGTGGGAGACTAGTAAAGTCTGCCATACGCAAATACGGAAGAGAGAATTTCAAAAGAACAATATTAGAACATTGTTCCACTCCAGAGGAAGTATATTTAAAAGAGATATACTATATCAACAAATATAACGCTGTAAAATCCAAAGACTATTATAATCTATCATATGGTGGTTATGGTGGCAATTCAGAAACTACAAAAGAATATTGGTCTAAAATAGAAGATAATAAAACTGCTAGAAACTGGAGTAGAGTTCCAACTTATAGTATGTTAGGCAAAAAACATAGTGAAGAAACCAAAAAACTTATAGGTTCTAAAAGTGTGGATAGAAATTGGGGTAGAAAAACTCCAGTAACAGGACACAATAATCCGAAAGCAAAAGCTTGTTATGTTAATGGAAAATATTATCAATGTCTAAAATATTTCTGGTATGAAAATCAAAACATACCATATTCATCATTAAAAAGTGCCGCTAATGGCAAAGGTTATACATCAAAATATAATTTAACAATTCAATATAAAGAAAGGTTAGGTGCTCCGAATGTTTAGTTTCAAAGGTTTTATTACCCAAGATAGAAATACTCATTTGGAGCACCTGTGACGACTCGAAGACGATATAATAAATCGTGGTACTCAAGGCGGGCAGAATGCGTTAAACTTTTTACGATCGGTGAGAGATATGCTCGCTGGTTCGTCAAATAAAAAAGTTAATATGACAGTTAAATGGGATGGCGCTCCAGCTATCATCTGTGGTATTGATCCAGAAAATGGTAAGTTCTTTGTTGGTACCAAATCTGTATTCAATAAAAATCCTAAAGTAAATTACACCAATGCTGATATTAGAAAAAATCACTCTGGCGAATTAGGTAATAAACTATCAATCGCATTAAAAGAATTATCACGTCTAGGTATTAAAGGCGTATTACAAGGCGACTTTCTATTCTCACAATCAGATTTAAAAACAATTAGTTTAGATGGCGACAAGATGTTATCTTTCACTCCTAATACAATTACATATGCTGTTCCAGTAGATTCATCTATTGGTAGACAAATCAGTAGAGCAAGAATGGGAATTGTTTTTCACACAAAATATACAGGTAAGACTTTAGCTAGCATGACAGCAGGTTTTGGTACAGTTAGAGGTAGATCAACTAATGTATTTCTAGCGAGTGCTGGTTATAAAGATGTATCAGGTTCTGCGAAACTTACAAGAAACGAACTAGCACAATTCAACGCAAAATTAAGAATGGCTGAAGGCTCACTATCAAAGGCAGCACCTTTGTTAGATAAAATGAGTGAAAGTTCAGCTGATGGTTTAGGTGTAGGGTTTAGATTAAAAACTTTCTTTAATCACTACATAAGAGGATCAGCAGGTCATATGGCCAAAGTCAGAACTTTAGTAGATATGTTTAGAGATTACTATATCAATATTCTACAAGCAGAGATAGACGCTAAGAAAACTGATAAAGGAAAACAAAAGTACAAAGATATATTAGCAACAAATTTAAAATTTATAGATAGAAATAAAAATGCTTTAGTAATGGCTGTTGCCTCTCATGTTACTCTACAAAATGCTAAAGACTTTTTGATAAACAAAATGAGTGAGATACAAAGCATTGGACATTTTTTAAAAACTTCTACTGGGTATAGAGTAACAAGTCCAGAAGGATATGTAGCAGTAGATAAAGTAGCTGGAGCAATTAAGTTAGTTGATAGAATGGAATTTAGTAGAGCTAACTTTACAATGCCAAAAGGATGGAGTAATTAATGACAAAAACATTTAAACAATTTGAAGATTATGATATGCAATGTGAAGAAGTAATATTCAAACATGAAAACGAGCCTTTACAAGAGGCAGAGTATCAAGGTAAGACAGTAAAATTAAACGACCCTATTCGAGGTGGTTCTAAAAAGTTTTATGTGTATGTAAAAGATGGCGATAAGATTAAGAAAGTATCATTTGGTGATACAACTGGTCTATCTATTAAGAGAGATAATCCAGCTAGAAGAAAGTCATTTAGAGCAAGACACAATTGCGCTGATCCAGGACCAAAAACTATGGCAAGATATTGGAGCTGTTATCAATGGCGTGCTGGAGCAAAAGTAAATAATTAATGAAAAAACTAAATCAAATATTGCGAGAGGGTGTTTACGACCCAGGTATATTCAAAGCTTTCTTTTTAGCTGGTGGACCTGGAAGTGGTAAGTCATTTGTAACAGCTGGTGCCTTTGGTGGTACAGGATTAAAAACTGTTAACTCTGACGCAGCATTTGAAAGAGGTTTAAAAAAAGGTAATCTATCGTTAAAGATGCCTGACGAAGAAGAATACTTTAGAAACATAGTAAGAGCTAAAGCAAAGATGACTACTGCTACTCAATTAGATACTTACATACAAGGAAGATTAGGTTTAATTATAGATGCAACTGGTAGAGATTTAAATACAATCAATAGTCAAAAAAGACAATTAGATGCTATAGGTTATGATAGTTATATGATCTTTGTTAATACAAGTTTAGATGTGGCGTTAGAACGAAATAAAAATAGACCTAGAACTATACCAGATTATATTGTAACGAATAGTTGGAATCAAGTACAAAGAAACATTGGTCAGTTTCAAAGAATTTTTAGTCCTAATAGAATGTTCATTGTTGATAACAATAGAAGTGAAAAAGAATTAGTAACACTAACACTTAACACAGCTTCAAAATATATACGAAGTCAGTTAAGAGCAAGTCCACAAAATCTAACAGCTAAACAATGGATAGCTAAAGAAATAGAAGCTAAAAAAAGAATATGAGATTTAAAGATTACATAAAAGAAAGTATCATAGATATACCTAGACAAAGATATGCACCAGGTGTATTTGATGAAGCAGATACTAATAATCCTAAACTTAAAGAAAGTGTTAGAGATATTATCTTAAATCAAATAGATAAGTTCCAGGAAAAATATCCAGTAGTAAAATATTCATTAATTGGTTCTATACTTACAAAGAGATATAGAGACGATGCAGATTTAGATATTAATATCTTGTTTGATGTACCCAAAGAAGATAGAGAAGAAGCTAGAAAAGAGTTGGCGTCTAGTTTAAGAAATATAAATGGTGAGCTTGTCCCAGGTACACAACACCCAATCAATTATTTCGTTATTGTTGATCCTGAATTAAAGAAAAAGAATGATGCAATGGCTGACGGAGTTTACGATATAGATGAAAACAAATTTGTAAGAAGACCTACCGAAGATACTTTTGATCCTGAAAAATACGAAGCTGACTTTCAGAAAAAAGTAAAAGAGATAGATGTAGTTAAAGGCGAACTTGCTAGAGACTTAATTGATTACGAAGAATTAAAAGGTTTAACTGCCAGTGATGTGTTAAACTTACAAGACAAGATTAATACTAAACTAGAAGAAATAGAAGACAGTATAGAGGTATTAGTTGATATAGGTGATGACATTGTTAAACAAAGACAAAGTGCTTTCAGCGATGATATGACACCAGAGGAGATTAGACAGTTTGGTAAGAAACATAAACTACCTAAAAATATAATCTACAAGTACCTAGAAAAATATCACTACTTAAAATTTTATAAGAAGTGTAAAGAAATTTTAGAAGATGGTAAAGTTACAGATGATGAAATTGCTAAACTAAAAACAGTAGCAGAAGCAGCTCCTAAAACAATAGCATTTGCTTTTGGTAGATTTAACCCACCT